TCATAAAGATAGATTAGGTGGCGATGAGATGTTTCTTAAAATGATCTCAAAGTATCCTGTTATCTTAACAGAAACTAAAGACGCAAAAAATCTAAAAAGTATAGAAAGAAAAGCATTAGCAGTAGGTGATGTAGAAGTACCTATTGATGTTGATGGCACTATTAGAAAATTACCGCTTGACAAATCCGTACCAAGTGTTATACTGAATGTCATAAAGTTTCCTATACCGAATCAAGATGAGATATGGATTGATTTTAGGCATGATATACCTAGAATAGATTATGCAGACAAAGACTGGTCTTCTATGAAAGGTAAGATAGTTCTTATCGGTACAACCTTTCAAGGTTCTACTTTTGTTCTCACACCTAATGGTCTTAAAAATACACACGAGATAATGGCGTTGTCAACAGAAACATTGTTATCAGGCAAGTTCATAACTCGACCTGAATGGGCATTGTATGTTGAATTTGCAGTAATGATTATAGGCATGGGCATATTCTTATTATTAATACCTAGACTTGGTATACTCATGTCACTTGTGCCGTTCATACTATACAATACTTTCATCATCTTGTCAAGCTTTTATTTGTTCAACGCATATTTGTGCTTGACAAACTGGTCTTATCCTGTTATAATAGGGTTCATAGTTTTCTCTCACTTGATATACAATAACTTTATCAGAGAGAATAGGTTGAAGTTGCAGATTAAGAAACAGTTTGAGCATTATCTATCACCTGATATGGTCAAGAAGTTGCAAGACAACCCTAGTCTATTGAAACTAGGTGGTGAAACGAGAGAGTTGACTTTTCTATTTTGTGACATAAGAGGATTTACACCTATCTCAGAAAAATATAAGAAAGACCCACAAGGATTAACAAGACTTATAAATTCATTTCTAACACCCATGACAGATATCATATTAAAATCAGGTGGCACGATTGACAAGTACATGGGAGATTGTATCATGGCGTTCTGGAATGCACCGCTAGACTGTGCCGATCATCAAAAGAAGGCAATACTTGTAGCAAAAGATATGAGAGAGAGAATGAAGAAGTTAGACTTAGGTTTTAACATAGGTATCGGTATCAATAGTGGTACTGCTGTCGTAGGTAACATGGGTAGTGACCAGAGATTTGACTATTCTGTATTAGGTGACGCAGTTAATCTAGCAAGTAGATTAGAAGGTCAAAGTAAAGACTTCAACACAACGATTGTAATAGGTGAAGACACATACAAAGACGCAAAGGAATTACATAAAAGAATGTACAAATTAGGTAGTGTAACCGTCAAGGGTAAATCAAATAAGGTTAAGATATACTCAATTAAATGATATAAATAGTAGTATGGCAACAGTATTTGATAAGATATTAAACACTACAACAGGTCCTAAATCATATAACTGGTACAGAAAAAAAGTAGCAGCAATGACAACACCTGGTGCAAGAAGTTTAATTAGTAAAGGTAAGGCAACATTAAGACCTAAGTATGGTATTATGAATCTTTTTGGTTATGACCCTAAACACAAAGATAAATTACCTTACTATGATACGTTTCCTCTGATACTGCCTTTAGAACCAGCGAAAGGTGGTTTTATAGGATTAAACTTTCATTATCTACCGCCTCTTGCAAGAGTGGCGTTTTTAAGAAGTTTAGCAGGTAGTGCTTCAGATAATAAATTTGATAAGAAGACTAGATATAATATTAATTGGAAAAATAATAGTTATATGAAGAAAACAGCAAAACATTATTTGTTCAATCATGTAAGAACATCATTCTTGAACATACCAGCAGATGAAATGGCAATTGCAATATTTCTACCTGTTGCAAGATTTAAAAAAGGAAGTCCGTACTAATGGCGATATTTAGAGCAGGTAAAAGAATAGGTCCGTTTGATATACGAGGTGGTATATCGAGAGGTGACTTTAAGTCTAGTGCCTATCACAAGACAGATAGAGATCCTAGATTTAAACAACAAGCCAATACCGAGAATACTATCGGTCGTTTTAGAGCGGCGATGGCTTCAGCAGAAGGTTATGCTAGACCATCAAGATTTGCAGTAAGAATATTTCCACCCTCTAGTCTAAATCAAATGATTAAAGGTCAAAATGCCACAACGAATAGAGAAGGTACAACTTTTGATAATGAGATGTACGGTGGTGAAGGTCAAGTTAAATTTAATGCTAGTGGTAGACATCTTAATCAATTGACACAAACTATTGGTAGACAGGTCAATATACATTGTGATACGGTTACAATGCCAGGTGTAGATTTACAGACACAAGATATACAGTATGGTTCAGAACCTACTAGAAACATGGTTACAAGTCATGGCTTTGCAGGTAATATAGTTGCTACTTTTTATGCAGATAAATACCTGAGAGAAAGACAGTTCTTTGAATTATGGCAGAAACACGCTGTTAATACTACATCACATAAGGCAAACTATTATGATAATTATGTTGGTAAAATGCACATATACCAACTAGGTGCAGATAGTGAAGTTGATAGAGATATGCCAACTTATGCCATTGAGGCAGTTGATGTATATCCTGAAAAGATAGCTGCAGTAGATTATAGTTATGCTTCAGGTAATCAGATTCAAAAAATAACTATCGAGTTCTCATATAAACAATGGTTTAATATGGGTCAAGAGAGTGCAACAGGATTAGAATTCGGTCATGCAATGCAGACAGCGGCCGATGTTAAGGCAAGAAGTCCAGGATTATTTGGTATGTTACCACCTGAATTGCAGAGAGCAGGAAAAGACATATTCTCACAAGGGCGAACAGTATTGAACCCGATAGGAAGAATATTTAAGGGGAAGGTTTTCCCACCATTTACATAATAATTATATAATAAGGAGAAAATATTATGGCACTACCTAAACTGACAACTCCAACATATGAGTTGGAAATACCATCAACGGATGAAAAGATTAAGTATCGACCGTTTTTAGTAAAAGAAGAAAAGATACTTATGATGGCATTAGAAAGTAAGTCAAGTGCTGATATTACTCAAGCTGTTAAAGATATTGTTATGGAATGTACTTTCAACAAAGTTAAAATAGACGCTATGCCTATGTTTGATGTTGAATATATATTTTTAAGTATCAGATCAAAGTCTGTTGGTGAAGTTTCTAAACTAAGACTATTATGCCCAGATGATGAGAAGACTTATGCTGATGTAGAGTTAAATTTAAATGAGGTTAAAGTTCAAGTAGGCGATAACCACACTAATAAAATTGATCTTGGTAATGATATGGGTATGATTATGAAATATCCTACTATTGATTCTTTTAGTGAAAGTGGTATCAAAGACATTAACCCTAGCAATATGTTAGATGTTATAAGTACTTGTATTCTACAAATTTTTGAGAAAAAAGGTGAGAAAGTTTATGATACTAAAGATCAGACTAAACAAGAGTTGACGGAGTTTATTGAGTCATTGAATACTAAGCAGTTCAAAGATGTTCAAAACTTTTTTGAGACCATGCCTAAATTAAAGCATGATATCACAATAAAGAATCCTAAGACTAAGGTTGAGAGTAAAATAACACTGGCAGGACTTAACGATTTTTTCGCATAGCCCTTTCACATGATAGTTTAGAGAATTACTATACAACTAACTTTTCTCTAATGCAACATCATAAATATACTCTCGCCGACTTAGAGAATATGCTACCTTGGGAAAGGGAAATATATGTAGATATGTTAATCACATATATTAAGGAAGAGAACGAAAAAGAACAACGAAGACAACAACAAGGGAAATAAGATGGATTTTAATGACGATGGTAAGATAAGTTTTTGGGAGATGTTCCCATATTGGTTTGATAAGTTAAGAATATTCCCTAGAGTATTCATATCGGTCTACATCTATATGTTCTATAATGTAGCAAATTGGTTTATGTTATTACCTGAACCTAACAATGCACAGGCAGGTCTAGTATCTGTTGTAGTAGGTGCTGGGGCAGCATGGTTCGGTTTATATGTCAACTCAACAGGCAAAGGTGTTGAAACAGTAAAGTATAATGAGAAGAACGTTAAATCAACAAAGAAAAATCAAATAGGATAATATGATTTCAGGATTCGGAACACCAGCACTAGCAAACACAAATGTAGGATTTGATTCTAAAGGCACAGCGATGGTGCCTGTGACAGCTGGTAACAATAAGTTAGGCACAATAGAGATTTCATCACCTATGGATCAAGTGAGTGAGTTCTTTGCAGGCATAGACAAGAGTCTTATTAATCTTGTTAATTTTGCTAAACAATCATTAGGTATAGAAAAAAAAGATGCTCAAAGAAAAAAATTAGATAGAGGTGATACAGATGATAAAAAAGGTGGTATAGGTGATACTATTACTGCTTTAAAAGATAAATTATTAGGCATTGTTGAAAACGTAAGAAGTGGGTTTGACAAGATAGAGTTTGGTGATAAGATGAAAGCAGTATTATTATTAGGTGCGTTAGTATTATTTAGAAAATATAGAGAAACTTTAAGACCTATCGTAGAGAAAATAGTTAGTATGACTCTAAGTTTGATAAAGTTTTTAGGTGGTCCTAAAAATAGTTTAATGTTTTTAATAGGCGCTATTCTAGCAGTTAAATTAGCACCATTAGTAACCCTGGCAGTTGGTCTAGCAAAATATTTAGGTGGGTTTATACCTTCTTTTAAAACATTGAAAAATGCATTTAAGGCCGTTAGATTGTTCATAGGCACGACATTACCAAAACAGTTGGTAGCTGCATATAGAGGTACTGATAATTTTTTAGTGAAAGCATTTACTAAATTAGGTTCAGCTTTTAAGGCAATGAGATTGTTTATGACTGCTACATTGGT